GCGAACGAAGAGCGCGACGGCAAGAAGCATGTCGGCGCCTTCAAGAAGGGCGGCGCTGCGTTCAAGGACGCTGGCATTCTGGACAAGAAGGCTGTCGGCGACGTTCAGGTCAAGCCGGTTCGCGGCAAGGCTGAGAACTACAAAAAGGGCGGCCGCACCAAGAAACAGGTCGGTGGCGCCGATGGCGTCGTCGGCAAGCTGGACAAGATGGTTGGCTACAAGTCGCCGGCGCAAAAGCTGGAAGAGGGCTTGAGAGACGTCGGCAAGGGCCGCACGTCGTCCTATTCTCCCGAAGACAAATCTTCGATGGAAGAGATCGTCAAGGGCCGCAGCGGCTCTGGTCTGCCGGATACGGAAGAGATCTTTGAGTCGACGAGCCGCGTTCAGGGTCGCAAGAAGGGCGGCCGCACTGCGCGTAAGGCCGGCGGTCGCGCCAAGAGCAAGCCGTCGATTGTCGTAAAGATTGAGACCGGCAAACAGACTCCGGCGATGGGCGGCGTTGGCGCTGTTCCTCCGCTTCCGCCCGTCCCGCCGATGCCGCCGGTTCCGCCGGCTGCTGGCGCGCCGATGGGGCCGGGGCCGATGCCGCCGATTCCGGGCATGGGCGCTGGGCCGATTGGCCGTAAGGCTGGCGGTCGCATCACGAAGGTCGCCAAGTCCTATAAGGACATGGAAGCCGGCGCCGCGAGCGGTGAAGGCCGCCTGCAAAAGACCGACATTGAATCGCGTCATACTGACGCGCCTGCCCGCAAGGCTGGCGGTCGCATCAGCAAAGTCGCCAAGTCCTATAAGGACATGACGGCTGGCGCTGAAAGCGGCGAAGGTCGTCTCCAGAAAATGGATATCGCGAAAGCGAAAAAGGCTCGCGGCAAGTAAAATTGCTGCGACCGCCGGCGGGGGCGCCCCTTCCTTGCTCCCGTCGGCACCATTACATTAGGAAGGCCAGTAGGAAGGGACTGGTATATGTCTTCGATAACGCCGCTACACGTCTATCGCGCCGAATTAGAGAAGCTATTGAATGAGGAAATTGAGCGGTTGATGGAATCAATCTCGTTTGGTCATCTTGAGAACTTTGCAGAATATAAATTTTCTGCAGGGAAAGTCGCCGGGCTGCGTCTGGCGCAAGACTATCTGCTTGAAGCAGAGCAGATATACAAAGAGCGTGTTCTCTAACGGAAGGGTAAGAGAAGATGGTAGCTATGCTTATGGATCACGAAACCGACCCAAAGCAGAAAATTTTGGAAGAAATCGGTGATCTCTCGAATATTGAGATCCTGAACAACCAAATTCTCTGCGCTGTCTATGTGCGTCCGACAAAAACCAAAAGCGGTCTCTATCTGGCGGATCAAACGACCGCAGAAGACCGTTTTCAGGGCAAGGTTGGGCTGCTTATCGGCATGGGGCCGTCAGCTTTTCAGGATGAAAGCGGCCAATGGTTCGCCGACTCGTCCTTTAAGCTGCATGATTGGCTTGTTTTCCGGCCTTCTGATGGATGGAATGTCACGATTAACGGCGTTTTATGTCGCATGTTGTCGGATACGCAAGTCAAAATGCGCATTCCTGCGCCTGATGTTGTTTGGTAATTGGAATAAGGAGAAAATCTATGTCTGATGACGACGATCACGTTGATGTCGAGATCAAAGAAGCAGAAAAAACGGAGAAAGATGAGCCGAAAGTTGAGGTTGTTGAAGAAACTTCTGCGAAAAAGGAAGATTCTTCAGGCTCTTCTGTTGATGAAGGCATAAGCGAACTGAAAAGGAAGCTTGATGCTGAGAAAAGAGCGCGCGAGGAGGCGGAACGCCGCGCTTATGATGCTCAAAAGCAGGCGCATCAGTCTAACTTTGACGCCAAGCGTGCCGACTTGCAGTCTGTCGAGAGCGCTCTTGAGATCATCAAGTCTCGCGACGAGTCTTTGAAGCGCGCTTATGCAGAAGCGCATGCTTCTGGCGATTCAGACCGCATCGCCGAAATTGTTCAGGCTATGACGGTCAATGAAGAGCAGAAAAAAGACCTGAAGAAGGGCAAGAAGGAACTGAAGCGTCAGATTGAAGCGGCTGAACGCCAGCCGGTTCATCCTGTTCCGCCTCCGCAGGTCGATATGGTGGAGCAAATTGCTCAATCCGTATCGCCGCGGTCTGCGGCGTGGATCCGCGAGGCGAAAGATCACCTCAAGGATGAGCGCTCAGTCCGTAAGATGTTTCGGGCGCATGAAGACGCGGTCGAGGATGGCATTACGCCGGATACGGACGAGTATTTCGCCTTCATTGAAGGTCGTCTTGGCATCAATCGCCAGCAACAGCAGGAAGTCGAAAGCCCAATGTCATCTGCAGCAGCGCCGACGCCTCGCCGGTCTTCGCCTCCTCCTGCGGCGCCCGTATCCAGACAGTCGACGCCATCGAATGTGATGCGCCTGACGCGGTCTGAGATCGATACGGCGCGAGATCTTGGCATGACGCCTGAAGAATACGCGAAGAACAAGTCTTTGCTTATTAAAGAGAAGCGCTACGGAAATTAGGAGATATATAGATGAATACCCCTACTCGCGGTCGGCCGAAGGCCGGCATGTTCTCACGGGCGGCTTCTGCTGCTGCGTCTGTCGCCGCTGAAGAGCCCGCTGATGTCGCTGAAGAGCGCCCTCTGCGTCCATCCTTGCGTGATGACGATCCTCGCGCACGAGCCAAAAAGCGCGCTGAAGAACTTCGCGCGCATCTTGGCGAACTGGATGATGGGACGGATGATTTCTATGTCGATCCCGACTCCATCCCGGATGGCTGGACATATGAATGGAAGCGCCATTCAATCTACGGCCAAGAAGACCCTGCCTATCAGGTTCAGCTTGCGCGTGACGGCTGGTCTGCTGTTCCGGCGTCGCGTCATCCTGAGATGATGCCCTACAATACGACGGAACAAACGATCCTTCGTAAGGGTCTCATGCTGATGGAATGCCCGACTGAAATCGTTCAGGAGCGCAAGCTTATTGAACTGAAAAAGGCGCGTGATCAGGTTCGCCACAAAGAGCAGCAGATTGCCGGAACGCCTGACGGCACGATGACGCGAGATCATGCGCGCGTTAAGCCGTCTATCAAAAAATCGTTCGAGGCGATGGCTATACCGGAAGAATAGTCGTCAAGATCTATGGAACAGTCCATGTAGTTTTTGCGATACATCGCAATATACTGCATGGGCTAGTTCTGGGGTCTTAAAATATCCAAGCCAATATTGCTTGCCTTTAATTGATATGCGGGCTCTATATTTCCCGTTTCTTTTATCTAAATGAGCACCTTTTAGACCGCTTACATTATGAGCCCGGCACCTTGTATTTCTGCAATTTTCTTCATGAGTAGCTTTTCTTAAATTTGAAATTCTATTGTCTTTTCTATCTAAATTTATGTGATCTATCTGTTCTTTTTCAGATATGCTTCCGTAAAAAAATGCCCATGCCAATCTATGCGCCAAGTAATCAACGCCATTCACTCGAATTGTTTTATAGCCTTTCGAGTGAGTTGCGCCGGCTTCCATGCCTGCTTTTACATGGCCTTTTTTATTGACCTTCCACTTAAAAATCCCTGTGACGGGGCAATAATCAAGCTGATCTTTCATCCATTCAATAGACGAAATAGCGGAAGTTTTTACAGGCATTTGATTTTCTCTTTATTAAGTATATAATCCGACCAGCCTAATAGGCACTGCTCCCCCGGCGTGGAGCGCAAACACTTCCCGGCTACCATATCGCCCCGGTGCGCGATGATGAGCCTCCCCTTGAAGGAGAACCATCGTGGCGAACACTAACAGCCCCTTTGGATTCCGTCAATATCAGGGCACCGGATCTGCTCCGACGTATGAGCAGGTCACGATGACCATTGATAAAGACTACGCTACCCCGATTTACTTCGGCGATCCCGTTCAGCCCGTCACCGGCGCTGCGACTGGCTACATTCAGGTTTATAACCCCGCGAATACGGTCTCGACGGCCGGCATTCTTGCTGGCGTTAAATACCTCTCGACGTCGCAGAAGCGCATCGTTTGGTCGAACTACTGGCCGGGCAGCGACGCCTCGCAGGACGTTGAGGCTTATGTCATCAACGACCCGAACGCGAAGTTCCTCGTTCAGGCTGGCGGCACGAATGTCGGCTTCGACAAGATCGGCCAGAACATCGACGTCAACATGGGTTCGGGCAATGCCGCTTCCGGCATTTCTGGCGCCTATGTCGAATCGCCCGGCACGGCTGCTACGCTCCCGTTCCGCGTTGTCGACGTTGTCGCTAACCCGCCCGGCGCCAATGGCACCGACATTACGGCTGCTTACAATCTTGTGATTGTGCAGTTCAACGACTCGCTGGCCCGTGCTAACGGCGCTCAGACGGGCATCAGCTAAGGGGAGTAGGCAACTATGGCTGTTAATCTCTCTGCCATTAAAGACCTTCTGCTCCCCGGCCTCCGCGGGATCGAAGGCAAATACGAGATGATCCCGTCTCAGTATGACAAGATCTTCACGAAGCATGATTCCAAAATGGCGCTTGAGCGCACTGCGGAAATGCGCTTCTTGGGTCTTGCCCAGCTGAAGACTGAAGGCGGCCAGACGGCGTTCGATAACAGCGCCGGCGAGCGTTACGTCTATAATCAGGAGCACGTCGAAATTGCTCTTGGTTATGCGATCACCCGCAAAGCCATCGACGATAACCTGTATAAGACACAGTTTATGCCGTCGAACCTTGGCCTGATGGAATCGTTCCAGCAGACGAAGGAAATCTATGGCGCGAACGTCCTGAACACGGCGACGACGTATAATGCGTCTGTTGGCGGCGACGGCGTTTCGCTTCTCAACTACAGCCATCCGATTGACGGTGGCACGGTTGCGAATACGCCGCTGGTTCAGGTCGACCTGAACGAGTCGTCGCTGCTTAACGGCATGATTGCCATCCGCACGAACTTCAAAGATCAGGCTGGTCTGAAGGTGTTCGCGCGTGGTCGTCGTCTCGTTGTGCCGCCGGCTCTGGAGCCGACTGCAATCCGTCTGACGAAGACGGAACTGCGTCCCGGCACCGCGAACAACGACGTCAATGCGATCATGATGACTGCCGGCGGTTTGCCGGAAGGCTACATGGTCAACGACTTCTTGACCAATTCGCGTGGCTGGTTCCTGCTCACGAACATTGACGGTCTCTCCTACATGGAGCGCGTTAAGTTCGAGACCGATATGCAGGTTGACTTCGTGACCGACAACCTTCTGGTTAAAGGTTACGAGCGCTATAGCTTCGGCTACTACAACTGGCGTTCGATCTACGGCTCGACCCCGACCTAATATCAAAGGAGGCGAGAGGACATCTCTCGCCTCTTCTCTCTTATAAGGAGGCGCCCACATGGCCCTTACTAACTTCCCGAATGGCATTACGTCTTTTGGTGTTCCGGTTCTCGGCACCATCGGCGGTCTGCCGCTGACTGGCACCTATTTCTTCGTTGATCCTGCCGCTGGTTCGGATGCGTATGACGGCCTCTCGCCGGAAACGCCTTTCCAGACGATCTATGCGGCTTATGCTGCTGCGACCGCCGGCAACAACGACGTCATCGTCCTGATTGGCAATGGCTCGACGAGCGGCACTGCCCGCATGTCGACGGCTCTTGCTCAGTCTGTCACGTCGTCTGCGACGACTGGCACGATCACTTGGGCGAAAAACGCAACGCATCTGATTGGCGTGACGGCGCCGACCGGCGTTTCAAATCGCGCTCGTTTCGCGCCTCCGACGGGCACCTACACGGCTGCGACGTTCGGCAACAGCGGCAATATGTTCAATGTTACGGCCTCCGGCTGTATCTTTGCGAACTTCTCCGTTTACGCCGGCTTCTCGACGGGTAATGCCGCTCAAGTGACGTGGATTGAAAACGGTGGCCGCAACTACTACGAAAGCGTCCAGTTCGGCGGTTTCGAAGACACGGCTTCGGCTCAGGGCGCCAATGCTCGCGCGCTGAAGGTCATGGGCACTGGCGAGAACGCCTTTGTGAACTGCACCATCGGTCAGGACACTGTTACGCGCACGGTCGCGAACGCAAACCTTGAGTTTGCCTCGGCCACGCCGCGCAACAAGTTCATCAACTGCGACTTCCCGATCATGACGTCGTCGGCAACGACGCTCGCCATTATCGGCACTGGCGCTGGCTCGATTGACCGTTGGAACAAGTTCCAGCAGTGCATGTTCTACAACGCTGTTGACTCGACCTCGACGACGATCAGCACGGTTGCGAGCCTCAATGCTGCCGCTGGCGGTAGCCTTGTGTTCAACAGCTGCACGGCTGTCGGCGCCACCAAATGGGGTGATGCGGGCGCGCTTGCGAACTCGTATGTCGATAACGCTCCTCCGACTGCCGCGACCTCTGGTCTGGCCGTCAACCCGTCGTAATAGGAGATCATCATGGGTTTTTATGAAGGTCAGGACGGCCCGGCGGTCGTCAAGTCGGCGAAATCCGGCACCAACGGCTTTAAAAAGGGCGGCAGCTGCATGAAAAAAGGCGGCAAAGTCTTCTCTGAAGCTGCGAAAGGCAAGAAGCCTGCTCGCGCTACGGGCGGCGGCGTCTTCTCTTCGGCCCACAGCGGCACGAAGCGCGGCTCTACGCCGAAGCCTTACTAATAAGACGCGGGGGCTTAACGGCCCCCGCTCTCTTCAGGAGATCCGTTATGGCGAAGACGCCGGCTTGGCAAAGATCTGCTGGTAAAAATCCAGAAGGTGGTCTCAATGCAAAGGGCCGGGCTTCGGCCAAGCGCGAAGGCATGAACTTAAAGCCGCCTGTGTCGAAAGAACAGGCCGCTAAAAGCGATAAAGCCGCCTCTCGTCGCTCTTCATTTTGCGCCCGGATGACCGGCATGAAGAAGAAGCTGACAGGCGCCGCTGCCGCTGCAGATCCAAATAGCCGTATCAATAAATCCTTACGCAAATGGGATTGCTAAAATGAGCAAGCCATTCTGGGAAAAAGACGCTCCAAAAGACGCAAAAAGCAAGATGTTGAGCGCCAAAGGTGTTAAAATGGCGAAAGCCAAGGCAAGAGCCGCGGGCCGGCCTTACCCAAATCTGGTCGATAATGTTGCCGCCTCGCGGGCTGGCCTTACGAAGGGAAAAAAATAATGCAGCCTATTTCTGTTACGATTGGCCCGCTGTCGGCGGCTTCGGCTAATAACATCGCCACGAGCCAGACGGTAACGGGCGCCGCTAATGTTGTTCTTAACGGCGCGCTTGTTTCAGGCGGTGTTGCTTATCTCGATTCTCCGCGTCGCGTTTTGATTACGAACGTCGGTAACGACGCCGCCATCACTTTTACTGTGTATGGCACGACTTTTGGCGGCGCTTCAGTTTCAGAAGTCCTGCAGGGCACGAGCGGTAGCGCGGTTGCTTCCACGGTCGACTTTGCGACCGTGACGCGCATTGCGACGAGCGGCTCGACGAGCGCCTCCGGCATTACGGTCGGCACCAACACTGTCGCCGGTTCGCGCTGGGTGCGCCTTGATAGCTGGGCCGACGCCCAGACGGCTATTCAGTGCACGGCTACCGGAACGGTCAATTACACCGTTCAGGTCACAATGAACGACCCTAACGACCCGATCAGCCCGGTCGACATCAATGCTGTCACTTGGCTGAACAGCAATGATACCGACGCTGTTACGGCGATTGGCGATATCTTCACCAACTTCGATTGGACGCCGACTTATGCCCGCATTCTGCTGAATAGCGGATCCGGCACTGTTGTCGGCACCTTTGCGCAGTTTAATGTGGCGAATAAATAATGGCTGGGCCGGCGTGGGTAGAAGGTGGCGGAGGGGCAGCGTCAACGACTCTCCCTTTCACCAATCAGACGAGCAACTACACGGTCGATAATCTCGACTGTGTGATCAACTGCACGTCTGGCACGTTCACGGTTACATTGCCGACCGCCGTCGGTATTGAAGGCCAATATTACATCATCAAGAATAGCGGAACTGGTGTCATCACCATTGATGGCAATGGTTCAGAGACAATTGATGGGACGGTCAATAGGACACTTTCTGTCCAATATGAATCCATGACTCTTGTCTCTAACGGCGTAAATTGGATCATCGTATAATGTCCTACCATACGTCTCCCGGCCCTCATGCGACATTCTCTAGCTCCTTGACGCAGTCCGTGGCTAATATTGCGAATGCTCAGGCGATTACATATAATACGACGCTTGACGCGCAGGGCATTACTCTCGCGAGCAATACAAGAATTACGCTTCCTCAAGTTGGGACGTATTGCTTTACGTTCTCGGCGATTGGGCATAATTCTGGATCCGCAAACGCCAAGTGGCTGAATATCTGGATCCGCAAAAACGGCTCAGATGTCGCAAACACAAGCACAATTGTGGGCACATCAAAAGATGCTCCAACAACTATTGTTGCAACTTTTGACATAGATTGCACGACAGTTGGTGACTATTATGAGCTAATGATGGCTGGCGAAGACACTGGCTCACAGATTTTGGCAACGGCGGCTCAGGCTGCTGTCCCGCTAACTTCTCCCGCAATGCCGGCGTGCCCGTCAATTGTCGTTGCGATTTGGCAGATCAGCTAAGGATGACTAGATGTCCACGAGCGGCACTTACACTTTCAACCCGTCGCTCGGTGAAGTCACGCTATATGCGTATCAGCTTATAGGTCTTCGCCCGACAAGCCTCGTTCAAGAGCATTTCGACGCCTCCCGGATGGCGACGAATATGATGTTTACGCGCTGGAGCAATCAGGGCGTCAATCTCTGGGAAGTTAAGTTCGTCACTGTCCCGCTCGTTCAGGGCACATCTTCTTACACCGTTCCGGCCAATGCCGTCGTCATGTTGGACGCTTTCGTCACGACAGGAACGGCGCCGAATGCGATTGACAGGGTTATCCTGCCGATCAGCCGCACAGAATATATGTCTTACCCAAACAAGGCCCAGCAAGGCTTTCCGACGACATTTTGGTTTGACCGCACCCTGACTCCGGCATTTACGCTTTGGCCTGTCCCGGATGGCTCGCAAGTATCCCTGACTTACGCTTATGTCTCGCGCATTCAGGACGCGAATCTGAGCGGCACACAGGAAATGGACATGCCGCCGATATGGCTTGAGGCGATGGTCTATGGTCTTGCTTACCGGCTTTCCCAAATCTGGGCGCCGGAGAAAGCCGCCATCATGAAGCCGATGGCTGATGAAGCTTACGATATTGCCGCTGCTCAGAATATTGAGACGGCCAATACTTATTTGTCACCTCAAATATCTGGTTATTTTAGATGATAAATTCAGACAAATGTTTTGTTTATTGTCATCTAAGAAAGGATATTCGCACGCCTTTTTATATCGGCATGGGCAAAGACGTCCGGCGCCCGTGGCATATGGAAAAACGCTCTAAATCTCACAAGAGCGTAGTTTCTAGGCATGGCGTTGATGTGAATATAATTGTAAAAAATCTCAACTGGGAAAATGCTTGCTGGTGGGAAATAAGATGGATTAAGGCATTAAAAGATGCCGGCTATATAATTGTTAATGGGACAAAAGGCGGCGATGGATTAGTAAATCCAACTGAAGAAATAAGAAAGAAAATATCTGAATCCCAGAAAAAAAGATTTCAAAATCCTGAGCAAAAGAAAATTTTATCCGAAAGATTCAAGGGTCGTATTCCTTATAACAAAGGAAAAACGGCTGATGAACTTGGATTAAAAAAATGGAATCACTCTCCTGAAGTTATAGAAAAGATGAAAACTATAGCTAAGGAGCGCGGCGTTTCTCAAAAATGCCGTGATGCTAACAAAAAAGCATTAACAGGAAGAAAGCGAGCGCCTTTTTCCGCGGAAACAATAGAACGAATGAAAATTGCTGCACTAAAAAGAGAAGCTGCGAAGCGTGACCGGGAGGCCCTAAAATGAGACCTCACGGTCGGGCAAAAGTCAGTTCAAGAAACCCGAACGCCTTTGGCATATGCGACAGGTGTGGGTTTCTTTACAATCACAACAGGCTAACTTGGCAATTTGATTGGGCAGGCGCTGGCTTGATCAACAAG